ATACATCTTAATGCCAGCTTCAATAGCGTCTAATCCTGGGATTGCTCCAAGAATACTACATGAGTCACTTGACAACGCCATCAATGCACTTGATGTATTTTGTAAACTACCAAGTGCATTGCCAAATCCAGAATTTAAATCAATAGATACGCATGCCATGTTAAGCTACCGCCACCAGTCCACTAGTATTTTGGGTATACATATCTGCTGCATCTTTAGCAGTTTTTGTAATACAAATAATACCTGTGTTTTTAATTTTTATTTTACCTGATGGATTAACAGTAAACATGAATGGAGCAAAGCCCACGCCGTTTTCTGTTGCCATCAACATTAGTGGTTTGCTAACTGTGCATGCAGATCCGTCTTCTGAATCTAAACGCCCAACCATTTCTTCTCCTGATGTAATTTTAATACTAACTACATCTCCCACTGTGTAAGGTGCTTCAATAATCATAGTGTATATCCTGTTCCGTTATAGCCTGTTTCTTCAAGATAAGTGATCAACTGATCCTTACCACCAATAATTTTTCCGTTTAATTTAATCTGAGGAAACGTTCTTGCACCAGGAAAGTTTTCAAATATTTCTTCCCTATTAAAATCTACATCTAGTTGTTTGTAGACATAATCAAGTTTTCGTTTCTCACAGATTGTTTTTGCTTGATCGCAATGTGGACAAGCAGGTTTACCCCAAATTTCAATCATAAACTAAATCCTTTAAATGTATCTTCGCTAACGTCTTTTTTAACGCCACCGATAACGTAAGAGCTGATCTCAGTCTCTTGTGGTGCAACTTGTACCTCTGCACCTGAGATCCACTTTTGAGTCCACGGCAGTGGATTCGCTTGTGGTGTTGTGTATGGACATTTAAGTCCTAGAGCTGTCATACGTTTACACGCAATCCACTCGATATATTGATTAAGTAGTTCAGTGTTTAGACCAATCATCGAACCATCTTTAAATAAGTATTCAGCCCATTCTTTTTCTTGCTCAACTGCATCAACAAACATTTGTATAATTGCTGGTTCGCACTCTTTTGCAATCTTAGCAAAGTCTGGGTCTTCTTGCTTTAATACTTTTGATAGCAAGTATTGTGTTGAACCTAAATGTACATTTTCGTCACGAGCAATAAACTTAATAATCTTAGCATTGCCTTCCATCTTCTTTAATTCTGCAAATGCCCAAGAGCATGCAAAACTTACATAAAAACGAATGCCTTCTAATACATTAACACTGTTAATGCACATCCAGATCAATTTCTTTAGTTCATACTTGTCAACTACAATTTTCTTGCCATTAACTGTATGTGTACCTTCGCCCAAAAGCTGGTACCATTGCGTATATTCAATTAAGTCATCGTAATACTTTGAAATATCATCTGCACATTCTGTAATGCGTGGATTATCCATCATTGTATCAAATACTACACTAGGGTCTGAGTATACATTACGAATAATATGTGTATATGAGCGTGAGTGAATTGTTTCACTAAATGCCCAAGTTTCAATCCAAGTTTCCAATTCTGGCAATGTTACAATAGGAAGTAGTGCCAGGTTAGGACTACGTCCTTGTACACTATCCAAAAGAATCTGACGCTTCAGATTACTTGTAAAAATATGACGTTCATGATCAGTTAGGTCTTTAAAGTCCTTGCTATCTTTGCTTACGTCTACTTCTTGTGGTTGCCAGAAGAAGCCCAACTGCTTTTCAGTTAGTTTATCAAATTGTTTATATTTCATCACATCATAGCGTTGCATTCCTAGACCTTCATCTAAAAATGCCAGCTGGTCCGTATGATGCTTTTTATTCTCTGTATTCAAAACTGCCATTATTTCGGCCCCTATAAGTTTTTCACTATGTAATCATAGTACACTACCCAACTATGTCTGTCGAGCTGTTTTTTTAAATTTTGCAACTTTCACAATCGTCATCGTCAAGTGCGCCTGCCGCCAGTTCACCATCTTTGACACTAAAGTCCATTTCGCCTTGTCCATCAAATGTGTTAAAGTAATATAATTGTTTACCACCATATTTGTAGAACATAAGCAAATGCTGTAACATAGTTGACATTGGAATTTTCTCATCTTCATAAAATTCTGGATTGTAACTTGTGTTAACACTAATTGCTTGGTCAATGTACTTCTGTAACACTGCCATGATTTTTAAATAACCTTCTGGACTACGTTGATCCCATAGTAGGTCATATTTGTTTTGTAAACGTCTGTACTCAGGTACAACTTGCTTTAGAACACCATGCTTAGATTGCTTAATTGACACTAGTGAGCGTGGTGGCTCAATACCGTTTGTGCTGTTACTAATCTGTGCTGATGTTTCAGCAGGCATAAGTGCCATTAGTGTACTATTACGGATGCCAGTTTCTTTCAACTGCTTACGTAGCTCATCCCATGGCATACGCTCAACATGTGGAATAAGTTCGTCTAATTCTTTTTTGTATGTTTGGTTTGGTGTAATACCTTGTCCATATTTTGTTTCACCAATTCCTTCAATATTACCTTTTTCAATAGCTAAATCTGCACTTGCTTTGATTAAATAATAACTCCAAGCTTCTGTCCATTCATCAATTAACTCTAAATTTGGGTTCTGATAATTTGTATCGTTTTTAGCCAACCAGTATGCGAAATTAATAATTCCAATACCAAGCGGACGGCGTTTCATTGTAGACAATTCTGCCGCTAGTACTGGATATTTTTGATAGTCCAATAACTCGTCTAAAGCACGTACTGCTAAACGACACACACGCTCAAATTCTGCAACTGTTTTAATATTGCCCCAATTAACAGCGGCTAATGTACATAAACTAATTTCACCATTTGGATCATTTAAATCGTTCAACGGCTTAGTTGGCAATGTAATTTCCTGACACAAATTGCTCATGTGTATTGGTGCTAACTTCTCATCAAAGCTACTATGCGTATTAGCATGGTCTACATTTTGTAAATATACACGACCTGTATTTTTACGTTCTTCCATAAATGTACTAAACAAATCACTTGCTGGAATTACTTGTTTGCGAAGTTTTGTATTACGTTCTGCTGTTTCATAAAGACGTCTAAATTCATCTTGGTCATTAAAAAATGCGTCGTATAATCCAGGTACATCTGCAGGCGAGAATAGTGTAATGTTTCCACCTGTAAGCAACCGTTCGTACATAAGTTTATTGAATTGTACACTGTAATCTAAATGGCGTACTCTGTTATCTTCTGTACCTTTGTTATTTTTTAATACTAATAAATCTTCTACTTCTAAATGCCAAATTGGATAATGCAAGGTTGCTGCTCCGCCACGTACACCGCCTTGGCTACATGACTTAACTGCTGACTGGAACATCTTATAAAAAGGAATAACGCCAGTGTGCGATGCATCACCTTGGCGTATTGGACTACCAATAGCACGAATACTACCTGCGCCAATACCAATGCCTGCTTTTTGACTTACATATTTTACAATACTACTTGATGTAGCGTTAATACTATCCAGGCTATCATCTGTTTCAATTAATACACAACTACTGAATTGGCGTTGTGGTGTACGTACACCAGCCATAATAGGAGTCGGCAGACTTAGATCAAAATTACTAACTGCATCGTACATTTCCTTAATATACTTCATGCGTGTGTTTTTTGGATAATCTTGAAATAGTGTTGCTGACATCATCATGTATGCAATTTGCGGTGTTTCATAAATTGCACCAGTTACACGATTTTGTACTAGATATTTGCCGCGGAATTGTTCCATACCAACATATGCAATATTCTCATCACGATCATGTTTAATTAAACTGTTTAGTTTTTCAATTTCTTCAGCAGTATACTTTTCAAAAAATTGTGGATCGTAATAACCCAAGTCTACATTCTTACGGGCCACATCAGTTAAGTGGAAAGGCTCAAATTGCCCATATACTTCTTTGCGCAAATGATAATTAATTAGTCTGCCTGCTACCCATTGGTAGTTTGGTGTGTCTCCATTAATTAAATCAGCTGCCGCTTTGATCAATGTTTCTTGTATTTCATCTGATGTAATACCATTATAAAATTGAATATGACTTTTAATCTCAACTTCACTAGGACTAACTCCAGTTATACCTTCACATGCATAAAATACAACATTGTGCATTTTTTCCAGGTCCAGTAGCTCTTTCGAGCCATCCCGTTTGAGTACAGTGATTTCTTTTGTCATTCTTATTATACCTTATCTC